TACTAAAGTTGTTATATCTTATGTTAAGCAACGTATCGTTGCTGGTATTGGTGAAAAGATTTACGAAATAACACAATCACGTGGTGGCACAAACCCTGACAGTAGTGATGCCAGGTACACACATCCTGATACTGGTTGGACTTGGTCTTCTATTGTTGAAGGACCTCAAGCAGTTTACGCTTCAGGTTATCGTGGAAACAATTCATCCATTTTCAAATTTACTTTAAGCACTGTTGGTGTTATGCCAACATTAACTAACGCTGTTACTGCAGCAGATTTTCCTGATGATGAACACGTAACATCTCTTGGTGTTTACTTGGGAACTTTTATGATGATTGGTACCAATAAAGGTATTCGTGTTGGCATCATTGATGCTAACGGTGACATCAACTATGGTCCATTAACTTACGAAAAATCTGATGCTACACACACAACGGCTTTTGCTTTTGAAGACAGGTTTGCTTACGCAACTGTAACAAATGCTATTGATGGCAAGTCTGGTTTGATTCGTATTGATTTATCTCAAGAAGTTGAACCTGGTCGTTACGCTTATGCTAAAGATTTATCTTCCGGTGTAACGGGTAATTGTCGTGCTGTTGCTTTCATTGGTGACACAGGCCGTGCAGCGTTCGCTGTTGCAGGTTCAGGTGTTTACTTTGAGAGTGCAACAAATAAAACCCCAACAGGTTTCTTGGACACAGGTTTCATTAGGTATGCAACTATTGAAAAGAAATACTTTAAATTAATTAAACCAAGGTTTGACACACCAATGTTTGGTTCTTGCACTATTTCAACTAAAGAAATAGATGGTGATGTAACTTCCATTATCACTATTGCAGGTTCAACACCTGCGTTAAATACTGACCTTGCAACAAACATTGCACAACCACAAGAGGAACTTGCTTTCAGGTTTACCTTTAACCGTTCATCAACTGATGCGACTAAAGGCCCAGTGTTTGATGGGTACCAAGTTAAATCTCTTCCTGCTGTGACCAGGGCACGCCAATTAACTATTCCTTTAGTTAACTACGATTTTGAAACAGACCGTTACGGTGTTCAAAATGGTTACGAGGGTCGTGCTTTCGTTAGGTTGCAAGAATTAGAGAATCTTGAGGCTGCAGGTGACACTGTGGTGATTCAAGATTTTACTACCGGTGAGCAGGTTACTGGTTTGATTGAGCAGTTAAGTTTTGAACGCACAACCCCGGCTGACAGACGTTATTCTGGTTTCGGTGGAACTATATACGTGTCCGTACGTACTGTTTAAACGCTGTTTAAACGCCTTTTAAGGCACAAATTAGCCCCTTTTAGGGTTGGACTATGGTCCTTCCTTGAGAGGGGCTTCTTTTTGTATTTCAAGGGCTATTTCTAAATAGTGTTTAGCCCAGTTCTTTTCACGGTCTTCAAGAGGGAAACGGTTACCAAGAGTTTTAATAACATCTTTACGGGAAAGATTAGGTTCATACTGAGAATGGTTCCAACCTTTGTTCCAACCTTGAAACTTATGTGCATATTCACTGTAAGGAAACATATACTCTTTCTTTTGCTCAGAACCGCGCAAGCGGTTCTTCGCTTAACGGCGTCGCTCGCACACACTCACCGGCTCGCTCCGAGTGTAATAAACTTTAAAAACAAAACACAAGCGACACGCCAAGGCGTGTTGTGATGGTAGAAAATTACAACTGTGTTATTATTTTTTTATGGAAGAAACAACAATAGGACATAGGTCATTTAGTTCATTTACCAGTTGGGTAAAATGTGGTAAAGCCTGGCAGTTAGAAAGAGAATTACAGGCACCTCAAATCCCAGCATGGTATTTCATTGGTGGTTCAGCCTTTCATGAAGCAGTTGAGAAATTCTTGAAAGATGAATATGACCAAACACATTGATGAATTAAAACCTTCAGGCAAACCAAAGTTTAACCTCAGAGGTACACCAACACACATTTGTGTTTGTGGTAGTAAAGTCTGGGATGTTAAATGTATGTTTGAAGATAATCAAATCTCAATGTATTTTCTTGACATGAGTTGTTCCAGTTGTGGAAGTTTAGCAACAGCCCCTACATTAGAGGAACCAAACTGTGATTGAAAAATTAGCGCAAGATTATTGGAACTCAACGTTTCAAAAACTTATAGATGAAAAAGCAGCAGAAACTGAAACCATTCCATCAGAATGGCGTGCAGGTGGACGTGCAACAAAAGCGTTTCCTGATAAAGAAAACGATATTTGGTGGTCAAAGAATGGCCCTGAAATGGTTGATACTTTTATTCAGTGGTGGAAAAATTCTAATTGGCAAGTATATGTAGCCAACGATTTGCCACACATTGAAGCAGGGTTTAATGTTATGTTCGGTGATGTACCAGTAAGAGGATTTGTTGACCTTATTGCTGTAACACCTGATGGTCAGATTGCTGTCATTGATTATAAAACAGGAACATACATGCCAGATTCGGGTATGCAATTAGGTTTGTATGCTTGCTGTGTTGAAATGACATTAGGTGTTAGACCAACAAGAGGATTCTTTTATAATGCTCGCAGTGGTATTATGGAAGAAGTCACTGACCTTTCACGTTGGACAATTCCGTTGTTTACAGAATTGTTTAAACAGTTTGAAAGAGCATTAGCAGCAGAAATATTTTTACCTAGCATTGGCATGATGTGTAAATCATGTTCAGTAAATAAGTACTGCTACGCTTACGGCGGGGAGTTAGCAGGAAAGTACGACCCACTCGCATCTATAGATGAAGGAAACAAATGAGTACCAATCCAATAGAAGGGTTCGCTCAACAGTATAACTTTAAACTGGAAGGCGACCTCTACAATGTAAAAGTAAAAAATCATGATGAAGCAGAAGCACGTAAAGCACTTGAAGTATTTGCTGCTGTTTTACCAGAAATCATGGCAGTAAGAACCATGATAAATGCACAAGGTGTTTTAAAAGAAACATTAAATGCAACACCCATTGAACACAGGAACTCACCTTCACCAGTCTCGGTAACTGGCGGTAAGACTTGTAAACATGGTGAAATGAAATTGCGTTCTGGAACAAATGACAAGGGAACTTGGAACGGGTACTTTTGCCCAAGCCCTAAAGGGACACCAGACCAATGCAAGACCGTATTCGTTAGATAATTATTAGGGAGTAGTTGTGTTAACAATTAAGCAAGCCGCACGTCGGCATCTTGATGAACCACAATTACTCCCTGATTTATTTCCATCGTTACAAAAAGCAGGAATAAGATTTCGTCGTGCACAAGTAACAATGATTGCAGGACAACCTAACTCTGGTAAATCTTTACTAGCATTATTCTATGCAATAAAAGCAGACAGACCAACATTATATGTTTCAGCAGATACAGATGCTTACACCACAAGTATTAGAGCAGCAGCAGTTATTACTGGAAATCAGATAAATACTATTGAAGAATCGTTTAAACAAGATGGCGCTGTTATTTACACCCAGGCGTTATCTTCATTAACTAATTTAGAATTTTCTTTTGACCCAAGTCCAACACTTGATGATATTCAACTGATGATACAAGCATACGGTGAAAAATATGGGCAGTATCCAGAATTAATAATCATAGATAACCTTATGAACGTTGCCGCATTGCATGATAATGAGTGGACTGGTATGCGTGACATCATGAAAGCGTGCCATCATATTGCCCGCGAAACAGAAGCATCAGTATTTGTACTTCATCACACATCCGAAAATGAGGGTGAACCAACTAAACCACCAGCACGTAAAGCAATTCAAGGTAAAGTTTCACAGTTACCTGAAATGATTTTAACCGTTGCGATGGAACCAGAACAAGGAGAGTTCCGCATAGCGTGCGTTAAAAACAGGTTTGCTAAACACTCTGCCATGGGTAACGATTATGTGACTTTATATTCAGATGCCTCACGTATGAAATTATTTGAATCATCATTAAGACAGCACGTACAAACACATTGGAGAATTGATAATGTCAGCGCAGAATAAACGTAAAGGTTCCAAGTTTGAAATAGATGTGATGAAATGGTTTAGACGTAAAGGTTATAACGCTGAACGTTTAAGATTGTCAGGTTCAAAAGATGAAGGCGATTTAGTTGTTTATGTTGCAGGAGTTCCTTATTTGTTTGAATGTAAAGCAACAAAAAAAATAGACTTGCCTCAATTCTGGCGCGAACTTGAAGCAGAAGTGATACATTATGCAGAAGCAAGAGAACTAAAAGTTAACCCAATCGGTTACGTGTTAGTTAAAAAACGTAACGGCAGGATAGAAGATGGTTGGGTAATACAAACACTAAAGCAATGGAGCGAACAATATAAACCGTGAATAACAAACATGATTTAGTTGCAGTCCTAAGACATTACGGAACTAACTGTCCCGAGAGAAGACAGTGGTCAGCAATTAAATGTGTTATCCACGACGACACACACGCATCAGCAGCAGTAAGTCCAGACAGGGAAATGTTTTTCTGTCACGCATGTGATTTCACTGGAGATGTGTACGAATTAATTATGAGGAAAGAAGGAGTTGGTTTTAAAGATGCTGTCAGTAGAGCAGAGACAATCACTAACGGAAGCCGCCGAGAATTATCACACCAATATCAACGAGCAAACAATCTCCTACCTCAAGTCAAGAGGAATAACAAAAGAAGTGGCAGGTTCATTCCTACTAGGGACAGTTACTAGCCCTATACCAGGACACGAACATGCGGTTGGTTGTTTATCAATTCCTTACTTAACTAAAGCAGGAGTTGTTGGTGTTAAGTTTCGTAAGGTAGATAACACAACGCCAAAATATTTATGGGCCACTGGTCAAAAAATTGGGATGTTTAACGTAATAGATTTAATGCACGACATAGAAACTATAGCGATATGCGAGGGTGAACTTGATACGATTATTCTTTCTGGCCTGTGTGACATCCCTGCTGTTGGGGTTGCTGGTGTAAGCCAATGGAAACCTTGGTTTCCGATATTGTTTGAAGGATACAAGAACGTTTTAATTTTTGCAGATAATGATGTTAAGGAAGATGGCCGTAACCCCGGAATGGAACTGGCTAAGCGAATTAAAGAAGATTTAAACAATGCAACTGTTATTCATCTACCGGAAAATGAAGATGTTAATGATGTCTATTTAAAGCATGGTGCTCAATGGTTTCAAGAGAAAATAACTTGGTGAAATAAATGACTACAATTATTGGATTACAGGAAAAAGATTCTTGTTTACTTATAGCAGATTCACGTGTAACAGATGATTCAGGTAGAACCTATTCACATCCAAGAGTTAGTAAGATAACTAAACGAGGTAAGTTTCTTATTGCAGGTGCAGGTTCAACTCAACCATGTGACATCGTCCAACACATGTGGAAACCACCATCACCAACAACTACACAATACAAAGACTTATATCATTACATGATTGAATCAGTTGTTCCATCAATTAGAGTAGCGCTAACAGTCAATGGTTATCAACCTGATAAAGAAAATGATGACCCAGATTTTATATTTCTCATAGCAATCAAAGGAACAATTTTTGAAATAGATGAAACACTTTCAGTCTTGATGCGCGATGACGGCATCTACGGTATAGGCTCCGGCTCCGCCTACGCCGTAGGTGCACTACAAGCGGGAGCAACATGGCGTCAAGCAATGAACATTGCTGCCAAAAATAATGTGTTCACTGCTCCACCATTCATAACACATAAGCAGACCAAATGAAAAGAGAATTTATTGGTGGACCAATGGATGGTACAGAAGTACCAGTTGACGAAGATGAAGAAGTTCTTGACGAAATACATGTTGATATAATAGATGAACGTTTAAACAATTTAGTTCATGTTTATACTGAAGATGAAGAAACAGGTAACTATCAATATCAAGGGCAGTTTAAAAGAAATGAATTGGAGGAAGATGAGGATGAATAATGACACAAATGGAATGGGAACAGGTGCTGATACTCCTAATGAATCAGGGGTTCAAGATAGTGGCGCACAACAGGTTAACGGAAACAATAACCGTAAGGCTCCCACAAACTTTTTCTACGACCACCCAGCAGT